CGCATCAACTCTTCTTGGCTTACTTGGTTTAAAGCTACTTCACTCATATTATACTTCCTTTCTATTAAATTCTGTTTAACAATCTACTTGATCTAACCAATTGTTTCCCATCTTAGCTTCAAGAGATAGAGGTAAGTTGAAATCAATATCCCACAGCTTATTTACTGTGCTAACTAACTTACTCTCTACTTCTACAACTACATCTACCATAGCCTGCTGCTCGTCTGGGTGTACATCCACCACCATACTATCATGAACTGTATTAACTATGCAACTATTTAATCTCCTTTCATTCATAACTTTCTCCATCATCAGCATTGATACTGGCACAATGTCTGCCGTAGCAAATGACTGAACTGGATAGTTCTTTATCTTGGTAAAGTGTGTGACTGTACCATCCTTCCTTCTCGACACATCTGGGAAACTAAACTGCCTACCCGAAGGTGTTGTAATCTTTCTCTCTGTTAAGGCTTCAGTGGCTAACTGCCTGTGCCACTCTGCTATACCCTTATACTTCTGAAGGAAGTGAGTGTAGTACTTAGCTTCGGCAGGTGTTCTACCGTAGCCAGACGCACCATATAGAGGGGCAAACGTGTGTTCCTTAGCAGCCTGCCGTGAAATAGGTTGTCCTGCATTGGCAATAATGTCTGCTGTGTATTGGTGTACGTCAAAGCCTTCAATGACTTCCTTGATAGCTAACTTATCCTGTGATAGGTAAGCTGCTGCACGAAACTCTAACTGCCCAAAGTCAGCCTCCATAATCTTGCCACCTGCCCATCGGGATATGAATGCCCGTTTCACTGGGAACGTACTACCCCTTGGCATATTCTGCATATTAGGATTTCTCCCTGACATCCTAGCTGTAGCAGTAATGTGTTGTGTTAGCTGTACGTGTAGCATCCCATCTGCCTTAGTGAACTTCTCAATGCCACCCACAAAGGAGGACAAGTAGGAAGACACTGCATTTAACCTGCGTAGCTTAGCTAAGAAAGCTGCTTCACGTTCCATGCCCCTACCTCTAGCCTTAGCCTCCAGTGTTTCAAGGATACCCTTACCTGTACTGAAGCCACTAGCACTGGCCCATGCAGCATTTGGTGGTGTGAACTTAAGGCCTGCAAGTTCTTTAGTCTTAGATAACGTGTATCCTTTACGTTCACATGCCTTACAGATGTTCTTGTTCTTACGAGGTGTACCCTTCTTAGTAAGTAACTGAACCATACCTGTGCCATTACAGGTAACACACTTAGATGCCTTAGTCTTATAGACAGGGGCCATCATCTTCTTCATAGCATCCTTAAACCTTCCATCTGACATGAATGCGTTAACACTCTCTGCCCATCTCTTCTTGTCTATTACCTTACGTGAGAAGACTAAGGTGGATAGCTGTTCAGGTGAGTTGATGTTAATTGGTGTATCACCCATCAGCTCCTCTACAAACTCCATCAGTTCTTCTTCTAGCTTAGCTCTCTCTTCCACATACTCCGTCTTTACCTTGGTTAGTTCTGCTAAGTCTACCTTGATACCTCGCTTATAGATCAATGCTAACTCATAGCAGGTATCCATAGTAATATCTAACACGGACTGCATACTACTGTTTTCTTTAGTAGCGAACCGAGCCATCTGTTTCTTATACACACCTAAGGTAGAACGTAAGTCATACCGTAGGTACTCGTCTAACTCGTCAAAGGGTATGTCCTTTGTAGATGTATTAGACTTCCAATAGTCTGACATGGTATCTAACTTCTGCTCTTCCAGATTGTACTGAGCAGACACAAAGCCTAAGTTCAATGGAGACTTGACACCCTTGTTAAGTATGTACTCACCTAACATGGTGTCGTATATCTTTCCTGAATACTTGAAGCCACATTCCCATATCCACGTAAGGTCATGCACTGCATTGTGACAGATCAGTAGGGTGGTATGGTCTAGTATGTTCTGCGTTATAGCTGCCCCATCATCAGTTGGTGGTTCATCTGAGTGAGTGAAGGTTACTACTACTTCCTTATCAAGGTGCTGCTGCTCTGATAGCATACCAATCATCACCAACTCATTCTCTGCCTCAAAGGGATCAAAGTGTTGCTTACCATCCCTCTTGCAGGTGGTGTTCTCTACATCTAATACCGTTAACATAGCTGTCCCCTAATATATTTAATTGCTCTTTGCATACGTGGAACATCATCATTGAAACAACCTAATGCTCTGTTGCAACTATGGCATAGCCACCCCCTAAAGTCATCAGTGGTATGGCAATGATCCAATACCCAACTACCTGCACTACCTCCCTTGCCTTCAGCTTGTGCCTCGTCACATAAACAAATAGGACACTCATACCCCTCAGGTGGCTGACCATGTAGATCCTTAAGCCCCTTACGTACCTTGGCTAAGTCTGAGGCACACACCTTACACTCTGGCCTTAGGTAACTACCCCCACTAGAGGAAGAGAAGGCGCTTATAGGCAAGGGGTTGACGCATTTAGAACATATCTTAGTGTCCTCACTTCCTGTGTACACATCCGTACAATCATCTACCCATAAGTTAAACTGTTCAAACTCCATATCTTGCAATCCTTCCATCAAGCATACAAGTAACCTTACCATGCCATCCAGTTAATTTATTCTTAACAATATTAATGTGACGCATAGGATCTTCCATTGTATCATCATCACCAATAGCAGGGTTCTTAGCAATCAACAACATGAGGTCAGCCTCAGATGCCTTACCTGTCTTTGAACCCTCCATCATAGATAAGTTAAGGGTTACCTTGCCCTCTGCCTCTGCACTTAATTGTGACATGTAGAACATAGCACATCCATACTGCTTAGCAATGTCTCTTGCATAGATAGCATTAGCCTTAAGCATCATATCCTCACGGGCAGCACCATTAAGCCTAGCAAACTTATCACCCATATCAAGTATAACAACATCAGGTGTGTAAGACTTAACGACAGACTCTACCCATGCCATATCCTTACCTGTTGCATCAATGAACTTAACATTATCCTTGATACGCTGGTACTTAGTCATAGCTGCAGAAGGGTTATCTCGTATCTGGTTCAGTGTCATACCTGTTGAAGCATTCAAGTAACGGGATGCTACTCGATGTACTGCCTCCTCATTACAGAGTACTACACACTGTGCTCCCTGCTCTGCAAAGCCCTTAGGCCCAGCAATGAAGGATGCGTGGCTTGAAGTCTTACCTGTCTCTGGCCTAGCTCCAATCATAATCAAGTGACCACCGTTAACGCCCTCCACCTTACGTGCCAAGGTAGGTAGGTTAAATGTCCACTGAGCCTCAAGGTCACACTTAGTAAGCAGGGAATCTAACTCAATGTCTGCCCAGTCAACTGACAGGTTAGGTGTGAAGTCTTCGTTGTAGTTCTCAAGGATAGCCCTCAATGGCTCAAGGGATAGGTGTTCTCCGTTGACATATTCAAAGCCTAGGTTGGCTACCTCTTCCCCTACTAACTGTCGAAACATATCAGACAGTACATCACCTGCTATGTCAGCACCCATGATAGCTTCTTGGTCTACCTTATCAAAGATAGATTGGAAGGAACCCTTCTGTGCGGTAGTAAGAGTGGGATTCTTAGAGAAGAAGAGTGCCTCCACCTCTACTGGGGTTACTGACCTGCCGTAGGTAGTGATAGCACTGTCGATGGTGGCCTTAACCTTACGCCCATCCTTGCTGAATATACTGTTGGGGCAACGGATACCCTTGTGATTATCATGGAAGTCTTTATCCATGAGTGTTCGTAGTAATGCGAGTTCCATATTGTGTTCCTCATTGTGTACAATGTATAAAATAGCTTACATATTACAGTTGTATATACGTTTGGTACACTTTAATGTACATAAAAGTGTAATATGTACGCACTTTAAAGCACTTTAGTGATCTATGTGTGTTACATCTATCTCTTTGAGAGGTGCCTTCTTCTTGTGTTTGTGTAGTCTGTTACCTTCACACACAGGGCATCCCTTATTGTTACCACAGGAATTATCTACAGACTTACCCCCTGTCTTCTTCTTCTTCTTTGTCCTGCTCATTACCCATCTCCTGTCATGTACGTTAGGATTCTAGCCAGTGATACAATCACCACCACTACACCTACACCATACACAGTATACATAAGCCAGTAGTGTCCAGCTAATACTATAGCACTTAACACTACAAAGATAGCCGCTACTAAGGTTGCTGGCATAAGTCCTCCTCCATACCCCTCTTAAATGCAGATATGATTCCAAATTGAAACAAGGCATTGAGTTCTTCATTAGTCAACTCTATAGTGAAGGCAGATTCCTCGAAGGTGTTAGGCGCTAGGTCTGACATATCATCATGTAATTGTACCTGTTCAATGAGGTACCTTAGCCCCGCATGTGCAAAGGCACTCACCTGCCCCGGGCCTACATCCATAGTCATTATAGCTGAACCATCTGGTTGATCCACTATATCTATTACTTCCATATCTTTACTCATCACTCACCCCACTTCTCATCATATACCCATTCATAATACTTATATGGATACTTCTTGATAGCCTCTTCTAGACCACGTTTATGTTCATCCCA